AAAACGAGGTTAAAGGTTATAAGCCATTAATCAACATGCCTCTGACTGCCGAATCTGTACCTGAAGAATTAAAAGGTGCTTCTGCCCCAAAGTCATCTTCAGTTCCACCTTGGGCTGCTAAGTAGTAAAAAAAAGCCCCTAGAGAATAAGTCTAGGGGCAAAAGTTACCTGTGGCAACCAAGGAGAATGAAATGATTATACCTAATATTGACAATTATTTAAATAGTCTTAAAGATTTATCTTTAGATGAAAAGGTTGAAGCTATCAACCATATTCGTGAAGTTTTGCACGAATTTAGCCCTTTTAATTCTGAACCAGTTGATTTTGTGAAATGGGTAAAAAACCCTTTAATCCACGCAAACGATTACAACCCAAACAGCGTAGCACCGCCTGAAATGGAATTGCTTAGGTTATCAATTGATGCGGACGGCTACACTCAGCCAATTGTGACAATGGAACATGAAGGGAAAAGAGAAGTTATTGACGGCTTTCATCGTCATAGAGTTGGTAAAGAATGTGCGGAAATACAAAGCCGTGTGCATGGTTATTTGCCTGTTGTTCAGATTAGAGCGACACAAACAGACAAAGCAAACCGTATGGCGTCAACCGTTCGTCACAATCGGGCTAGAGGCAAGCATAAAGTAGAAGCAATGTCTGAAATGGTAATTGAGCTTAAACGTCGAAATTGGAGCAACGAACGAATTGCAAGAGAATTAGGCATGGACGATGATGAAGTTTTGCGCTTATGTCAAATTACAGGTTTACAAGATGTTTTTTCAAATGAACAATTTTCTCAGGCTTGGGACGCTGTGATTATGGACGATGATCGGTTGCAAATTATTGATGAAACTGACGTTGAGGTCTTGTCATTAGATGAAACTAGAATTTTTCATGAATGGCAAGATTGGGAATGTTACCCCGCTGGCTTTTATTCAGATAAACCACTTAAAGGAATGACTGTTGAGCAATCAGAAATTGCTTATCGTGATTTTTTGTCTGACATTGATTGTTTTGAACAATCATTAAAAAGATTGATTGTTGAATGGAAGCATAGTTGCGAGCATTATTTGACCAACGAAAAAATGAACCGAATAGCATGGCTTGGGCAAGCTGCAATGTGCTTACATAGTGGCATTTCATCAAGGTATTGTGGCGGTTATAACTTACTATCTGACCTCCAAAAGGAGGCAGCAGATCGTAAAGCGTTTGAATATCTCAATAAATGGCTTGTTGCTAACAATAGGCAGGCTTTGACATGGGAACAATCACAATCTAAAACTAAAGCGAACATTTACTAATATGGAACTAAAAAAACCAATACCTAAAAACGTGCTTACCTCTGCTAAAGAGCGTATTGCTTATACATTTGACAATTTCGATAAAATTTTACTTTCATTTTCTGGTGGTAAAGATTCTTCCGTTATGTTTCATCTTGTCATGGAAGAGGCTATTTTACGCAATAGAAAAATAGGCGTTATGTTGATTGATTTTGAGGCGCAATACAAAGCAACAGCCGACCACGCCAAAGAAATGTTTGATCTTTACCGTGATTACATTGATTTGCATTGGATTTGTTTGCCAATTAAATTGCGAAACGCAGTTAGTACATATCAGCCAACATGGACTTGTTGGGATAAGGAACGGCAAGCAGATTGGGTTAGACCAATGCCAAAAATGAATGGCGTTGTTAATGAAAACGATTTTTATCCGTTTTTTGTGCCAAGATTAGAGTTTGAAGAATTTATTGTTATGTTTGCTGATTGGTATTCTGAAGGCCAACCATTAGCAACGTTTGTCGGTATTCGTTGCGATGAAAGCCTAAATCGGTTTAGAACAATTGCTATTGCAGATAAAGAAACATTTAACAATAAGCGTTGGACAACAAAAGTTGTATCAAATGTATACAACATTTACCCAATTTACGATTGGCGCACTAAAGATATTTGGGTATATAACCGTATTTCGTCAAAATGTTACAACACAATTTATGATTTGATGCATCAAGCAGGTGTGCCGTTGTCGCAACAAAGATTGTGTCAACCTTACGGTGACGATCAAAGGCGTGGCCTTTGGCTTTATCACATACTTGAGCCTGAGTCTTGGTTTAAAGTTGTAGCAAGGGTTAATGGTGCAAATAGTGGCTCTTTGTATATACACGAAACTGGCAATGTAAACGGTTATAACAAAATTACATTGCCACCAAATCATACGTATAAAACTTTTTGTAATTTATTGTTAAGCACCCTTCCTGCGGTTAGTAGAGATCATTATGTAGAGCGGTTTAAAGATCATATTAAAGGTTGGCGAAAAAGAGGTTACGTAGGCAATTTACCAGACAGCGCCCCAAAGGAATTGGAAAATGAGCATTGGGTTCCGTCTTGGCGGAGGCTTTGCAAAGTGTTGTTGCGAAACGATTGGTGGTGTAAAGGTTTAGGTATGACGCAACCTAAAAGCCCTGCTTATGCAAAATTTATGCAAATGAAAAGGAATAAGAATGTCACTAATCCCTGAACCCCAAAACACCATAGCCAACTTAATTGACCAACACCACGAGCAACGTCAATCAGAAAATAGGTCGCACTTAGGCGCTAGTCAGCTCGGCCACCACTGCGAACGATACTTGTGGCTTAACTTTCGTTGGGTTATGCCTGAACAATTTAAAGGTCGAATCTTGAGATTGTTTAGGCGTGGTCAATTAGAGGAAACAACGATCATTAGCGATCTACGTGCGATTGGAATAGACGTCAGAGGCGCACAGACGCGCGTAAACTTTGATGCCTTTGTATCTGGTTCAGCAGATGGAGTGGCTCTGTCAGGAGTGCCTGAGTCGCCTAAGCGTCCTCACGTGATCGAAATAAAGACCCATAGCTTAAAATCGTTTAATGATCTTGTTAAGAAAGGCGTAGAGAAGTCTAAGCCCATGCACTATGTCCAGATGCAAATTTATATGTTGGGTCTTAATATTGACCGAGGTCTTTATGTGAGCATTTGCAAAGACAATGACGAGATTTATACCGAGCGTGTGCGCTTAGACAAAGACTTAGCGCAAAAATACGTGGATAGAGGGAAAAGGATTGCTCTTGATGATCGTATGCCACCTCCGTTATCTACTGACCCAAGCTGGTTTGAATGTAAGTTTTGTAATTATCATTCTTTTTGCCATAAGCAAGAGCTACCTAAGACGTTTAGTTGCCGGACTTGCGCTCATTCGACAGCCAAAGAAGATTCGACTTGGCGCTGTGAGAAGCATAATTCTGACGGTATTCCAGTTGAGTTCCAGCGCAAAGGCTGCACTGATGGCGTAATTCATCCTGACATCGTTCCTTGGAAGTATACGGACAAAGAAGACAAAGTGATCTGGCACACGCCAGACGGAGATATTGCGAACTGTCAGGCTGGTTATACCGCTTCAGAGATATTAGCAAACCCAGAGGCTTGTGCGCTTGGTATTGCACAGGAATTTAAAGACGCATTTGGTGCGAGGGTAGTTGGATGAACAAGGAGAATTTAAATGAGTTGGCTCTTTTCGCAGGTGCTGGTGGAGGAATACTTGGTGGACACCTCCTTGGATGGCGAACAGTCTGCGCCGTTGAGTGGGAACAATACCCAAGTAGCGTATTGTGCGCCCGACAAAATGACAAAATTCTCCCGCCTTTCCCGATTTGGGATGACGTACAAACATTTGACGGAAAGCCGTGGCGAGGAATTGTTGACGTTGTATCTGGCGGATTTCCATGCCAAGACATCTCAGTTGCAGGAAAAGGAGATGGACTTGACGGAGAACGATCAGGAATGTGGCGAGAAATGGCACGGATTATTGGCGAGGTTCGACCAAGATTCGCATTTGTGGAGAACAGTCCAATGCTCGTTACTAGAGGACTTGAACGAGTCCTTGCAGACCTTACCTCAATGGGGTATGACAGTCGGTGGGGAGTTATATCTGCGGCAGACGTTGGTGCACCCCACAGAAGAGAAAGAATCTGGATACTGGCTAACACCAAATTGCATGGACTCTTTGCCCCCCAGGAAGCCGGAAGCACTAAAGAAACAATACGAAAACAACAGGCAGGGTCGCACAACACACTCAACTTTGCGGGAACAAGTGGTTTATCCCCCACCTCATCAAATGTGGCCTACGCCATCAACGAGGGATCACAAAGGGGGCTATATAGGGGGCAGGATTCGCAACGGAAAAATAAGTTGGGACACATTGGATGTTGCAGTTCAGCACACGGACAATCAAAGCAAAGTTGGTGGGACGTTGAACCCAACGTGGGTCGAGTGGCTAATGGGGTGGCCGCTAGGGTGGACAGACTTAAAGCCATTGGAAATGGACAAGTCCCTTTATGTGCAGCAACAGCATGGAGATTATTGAAAAATGCTTAGAGACTATCAAAGACGCGCAATAAACCAACTCTACGATTGGTTTAGTAACAATTCTGGTAATCCCTGCTTGGTACTACCGACAGGCTCTGGCAAGTCGCATATCATTGCGGCGCTTTGCAAGGAGGCTTTGCAGAATTATCCTGAAACACGCATTCTTGTGATGACGCACGTTAAGGAATTGATCGAGCAGAATGCTGAGAAGATGCGTGAGCACTGGCCTAACGCTCCGATGGGAATATACTCGGCAAGCATTGGCATCAAGCAGCTTGACGAACCGATTACGTTTGCTGGCATACAGTCAATTCGAGATAAGCACGAACAGATTGGTCATATCGATTTGATTATTATCGACGAATGCCATCTCGTTTCGCATAAGAACGAGGGTGGCTATCGCGCATTGATTGAGAACCTAAAGCATATCAACCCAAGGCTTAAAGTTATTGGTTTGACCGCCACGCCTTACCGCTTAGGTCATGGACTGATTACAGACAAGCCAGCGTTGTTTGATGCCTTGCTAGAGCCAGTTTTGATCGAGGAGTTGATCGCCAAGAAGTATCTTGCGCCATTGCGATCAAAAGTGACTGACATCAGATACGATTTGAGTCTTGTCAATAAGCGAGGTGGAGAGTATATCGAGTCTGATTTGCAAAAGGCTGTTGACAACCCAAACAAGAACGCTGAGATCATTCAGGAGGTGCTTGGGCTGGCTTCAGATAGGAAACATTGGTTATTCTTTTGCTCTGGTATCAATCATGCTATGAGCATTTCAGACGAACTTAACAATCAGGGGATTGTTTCTGATTTTGTGACTGGTGATATGCCGCAGTCCCAGCGTGAGCAGATTCTCAATGACTTTAAGTCTGGCAAAATTCGTGCGTTGACCAATGCAAATATCTTAACGACAGGCTTTGACTTCCCAGACATTGATCTGATTGTGATGCTGCGTCCAACGCTCTCGCCAGGTCTTTACGTCCAAATGGCGGGTCGAGGAATGCGAATTAAGTCGCATACGGATCATTGCATTGTGCTGGACTTTGCGGGAGTTGTGCAGACGCATGGTCCTATCATCGCAGTCGAGCCTCCACGCAAGTCTGATGGCAATGGAGAGTCGCCCGTTAAAGTCTGCCCAAAGTGCCAAGAGATATGCCACGCAAGCGTTTCAGTCTGCCCTGCTTGCGGTCATGTATTTCCAGAGAGAAAGCCAAAGAACCTCAGTCTGCACGATGTCGATATTATGGGTGACTCAAGCAAGATGGAGGTGACTGGCTGGCGCTGGAGAAGACACGTTAGCAAGACAAGCGGCAAAGAGATGTTGGCGGTTTCCTACTACGGTGCGCTAACCGACCCAAGCATTAATGAATATTTACCTGTTACCCATAGCGGGTATGCGGGTCAAAAGGCGATGGAAAAAATTGTGGATATAGCTACCAAGTCCGATGCTGTGAAGCATGGGCTGGACTTTAGCGACCCAACCCTTGAGAATATTGCTCTTGCTTTTAACCAAGCTGTGCCGCCAAAAGTGATAAAGTATCAGCGTGACGGAAACTTTCATAGGGTTATAACAAGACAATGGTAAGCGAAGATCAAGAACAAATGCTGTTTGTGCAATGGTTTAGAAGACAGTATCCAAAGGTTAGGATATTTTCTGTGCCCAACGGTGGAGCGAGACATCCTGCTGTTGCAGCCAAGTTAAAAGCCACCGGAACGATGCCTGGCATCCCAGACCTATGTGTACCAGAGTGGAATCTGTGGGTCGAGATGAAACGCGCTAAGGGTGGCGTTTTGAGCGCCTACCAAAAGGATTGGATCATTTACCTTGAGTCAATTGGGCATACCGTCATTGTTGGTCATGGATTTGACGATGCAAAAGAAAAAGTACATAACTTAGGGAAAGTACCTAGTTGACGAGTGTTGAACCTGAGATTAATATCTCATTGAATTTCACACCACAAGGAGAAGTAAATGAAGAAGAAAGCCAAAGAAACACGTTTTGTAACTAATCGCCCATACCAGTTTGATCGCTCAATGATTGCGGCAGCGAAAAGAGCGCGTGACATCCAACCAGATTTAATGAGTATGGTCAGCAACGTAAAGGGTTTTGCAAATGAGCCAAGAACAAGTTAATCACCCGCAGCATTATGTCAGTCACAAATCAGGGATTGAATGCATACAGATAACAGAACACATGAACTTTTGTTTGGGCAATGCCATTAAATATATTTGGCGCTCTGATCTGAAGGGTAAAGCGATAGAAGATTTAGAGAAGGCACTTTGGTACATTCAACGAGAAATCGACAGGAGAAAGAAATGCGCGGAAACGGCAACTGGGGCTACTTACCAAACTACAGCCACCAAAACTATACCATGAGATTTAACCGCCAGTCACGAATTACGGGTGAATGGTCACACAATGTAAAGGATTTAAAGCGTATCCCAAAACTTGCATATCTTGGCGGGATTCTGTTTGTGATGGTTTTTTGGCTGGCTAACTTCCTATGAAATTAAAGAAATCTTGCAGTAGTTGTACTTACTTTAAAGATGTCGATAGTATGCAACTTGTCCAACGCTCAAGCAAGATCAGTCGATGGATATGTCTGACTTGCCTAGCCAAAAAATCAGAGGGATGGTATGGCAAACCTAAAAAAGAAGCTGAAACAAAAGGATAACTTTCTGCAACACATAAGGAGAGTTCAATGAGTCATTGGTTAATTGCAGCTACGGGAGTTGCGTACACTTGGGTTGCCATAGAACAGTTTTACAAAGGCAATCCGTCAACAGGCATCGTTTGGGCTGGATACGCTTTTAGTCAAATAGGGTTGTGGAAATTAGCCTCTTAAATCAAGGAGATTGCTGTGAGCAGCTACACAAAAGGTGAGTGGAGATACGTCGATGGATACTTGGATTGCGAGGTCTGGGTTAATAACAGGATGGTTCTTTCATATCCAAGACATCCAACCGAGGAGGATAGAGCGAATGCTAGATTATTTTCGGCAGCACCAGACTTGCTTCAAGCCCTGATGATTGTCACAAGCGATTTAGCCTACGCTATTGATCTTGATGGCGACAATCCTAACGACGATCCTCGCATTAAAAAAGCCCGTTCTGCCATTCAAAAAGCACTAGGAGAAAAACATGAGTAACAATTACGGTTTTACCCAGCAAGCGTTTCCAACGTGGGTGGCTGACGACAGTATGATGCCTGGTATGTCTCTCGTAGACTACTTTGCGGCTCAAGCGTTGATTATTACGTCAAAGCATACTGTAAACCCTTTTGAGGCAGCGCACAGTGCGTTCCAACTCGCTGACGCTATGATGGTTGCCAGACACGAATTTCACAAAAAGAACAAGGTGGTTTAAGTCATGGACATCATAAAACTAGCTGAAGAAGCAGGACTTGCATACAAAACGCCCAAAGGTACATACTGGATCGATGCAGGATATCCTGACGTACATTTGGAAAACTTTGCCGAGTTGGTAGCCGCAGAAGAACGAAAGGGATGTGCCGACCACTACCTTCAAATCATGCGTGATGCCGTTGATAAGGCGATATTAAGAGAACGAGAGGCATGTGCGAGGTTGTGTGAGGATTTATTTTTGTCTGATGGCGAATGGTGCGCTAAATCAATTAGAGCCAGAGATATGTCTACAAAATCGCAAAACAGCGACACATCCGCAGAACGTGTACACGAAAGCGACAAATCTATACAGGAGCGCAAGACATGACTTCATTATTAACAGCGTTTGTTTTATATCAATTTGATGCAAACCTAGTTTGGTGGTCAATATGGGGTGCAATGTTATTAATAAATGTAATAAAGGAAATGAAATGATCGCTTGGGGATCAACAACGGATCGCATCTTGCTTTTGCTGGAAGAAGAACCTTTGACCAAGGCTGAGATTTGTCGGCGCCTAGAATTGACGCACGATCAGGTTGCAAGCGTTCTGTCAAGGCTTAACAAAAGCAGTAAACAGCTCCCTAAGCGCATTTATATATCTGGGCATACTCGCCACGCAATATCTGGCAGGACTTACATCCGTCCGATGTATGCCTTGGGTGACAAGTTGGATAAAAAGCCGAACATTAAGCCTTTTACCTTAAAAGAAAGGTCAGCAACTAGTTATAAGAGAATGGTGGCGACCCGCAACAATAGCATCTTTAACTTGACCAAGACAAATAGAGAATTGATTGCTATGAAAGCTAAATCACTTTAGTTTCATTAACCATTGGTAGCAGGTTTGCGCGTAGGTTGCTGCTTCGTCGGCTCTTCTTGACTCGGAAAGAAGTAATCTCTCAAGGTTTTTTGAAATGTTGCTTCTGGTGGCTTGACCAGAAGGCTTGGCGGAGGCGGCGGGTTTTTCTTCTCTGGCTGCACAATCGGCAGAGTTGGGGTCGCGCAACCCACCAGAGTTATCAATAAGACGACGAAAATCATCTTGAACATTTTGCAATTCCTGTTTATGTTTGGTCGAGAGTAACTCAATCTCTTGAGCAAATTGCTGATTTTGGCGCTCGACCTCAAGTGTTTTAACCAATGCCTCTTGTAAAGCATAGTTTGCTTTAATCTGCATTTCGCTAACAATGGCAGCGTGTTTTGCGTTTTTGTAGTCGGCAGTTATCCACCACGTTGAAGTTGCTGTGACAACTGCTGTTGCAGCGCAAGCAATAGCAATTGAGTTAAGGTTTAGCATTTTGATTTTGCCAATGATCGTCAACAACTGCGCCACCTATGTAAACGGTTACAACCATGCCGACAAAAGCATAAAAAGGCACAGCTATTTCAGACAATTCAGTTGAGCCTGTGAACAATATAAGCAGCGGAAACAGCAATCCGGCGACAAGCGATGCCCACGCCATCTTGCGTCTGTTTTTCCATCTATCTACTTCATGCGAGGTCGATTGCTGCATATCTAGCGTTCCCAGCGATACGATTAATCCAACCACGCCCAAAATGATCCCATTGTTTAATAGCGGTATAAAACGTCATTCTCTCCGCCATCATATTAAAAACGACTTTAACGGGATCAGCAGCGTTTGTTTTTGCAATAGTCTCTTTGCCTATCACTCCGTCAGAAACAGCGCCTATAGCCTTTTGTAGCCACCTAGAGGCATTCCCAGCACCATGATTGACGCAGCCATCAAAGACTTGGAAAGCCACAGCAAAAGGCATTTCGTCACAGCGATTTCGTGTCCAGAACGCTCTTTTATAAATCACAATGGCTTCGTTGCGATTCATTGACCTCATGTCGCCATGATAGCCGTTCTCACGCGCAGTACCGATGGTGATTCCCCAATTGGTTTCCCCGCCTGGGTCTTCTGGGTGATTAACGTAGCCACCCTCATGCCCAAGCACTCTATCAACAGCTACATCAAAACTCATACCTCTGCCCCTCGGAAATAGGCTTTGCCATCCACAACGTAGCAAAACTCAGGATAAAGTAATAATTGATCTTTAACTGTTAGCACAGCAAAACCACTTGCATGATTCTTTGGATTGTCTTCGCCGTAACCCATATGATCGCCATCTATCTCCGCTAGTGTGCCTGTGTCTACGCCAAAACGTGAGCCAGTATAGTCAGACCAAATGGTTGCCTGAAGTCGATGCAAGTGACCTGTCACAATGCTGACACCAGCCTTTAGCGTGTTGCTATAGGTCGCATGAATACCACCGTGGTATCGATGCTTAATCATAATGTTTTTATTGACCATTAGGCTTAAACAATGCGTCCATGAAGGAAAATGATCTCGCAAGGCAAAGCCTTGTACGCCTTCGTATTCAGGCGCATTTTGAGCTAACTTTCCTTCATAGCGCATATCGTGATTGCCAATTGTCCAAATGCGTCTGGCGTTGCCGCTGACCTTTTCAATCTCATGCAATCTGTCTGTGACCGCCTCCAGTTCTTCTTTGACTGTTGGTGGTAGCTGTGGATCAAATCCTGTTCTTGGGTATCTGCTGACAGTTGCGCCATCAAAAACATCACCGTTCATTACAACGATTTCTGGCTTATATTTCTTTATTAGCTTAACAAAAGCGAGATGCGCCGTTGACTCAACGCCAGGGTGGTAATGACAATCGCTTGCTACAAATATCGTTCCACTTGTAAGCGTTAAATCAGACCTTGCCATGTGATTTCTATAAAAGAAATTCTCACGCTGGCTGGGAATATTAGTGTCCGACCTAAGGTTTACCCCCATCTTTCGTTCAATCTCTTTTCTCAATCTAAACACATGGCGAACTGTTATGCCAGTTGCTTCAGAAACTCTGCTTGCACTATGATATTTTTCCCACAGCAAAAGAAAATCGCTGTCACTAATCTGTTTATTTTTCAAAGCTGCCTCACTACTTTATCTTACCCAAGACCGTTATTTTTTTAATCATTCCCTTGGGTATTGCGATGACGTTAGCGTAGTCCCCATCAAACCAAGTTTGCGCCAACACGATGCCTTCTTTCCTTTGCTGCATAAGAAAACCGATACTATAAACAGGCTCAAAATCAATTTGTGGCTCATTGCCAAATTGCCATCCTGCGGGAGCATGACAAGCGTCAATCCATTCAACAAGTATCAATTTGGGGCTTTTCATCTTTGATTTCCTTGCCAATGGCTAAAGCATAAAGCCCGAACTTTTTACTTGTCAGCCTTGGAATCCAGCTTATCCATCAGCTTATTTATCATCAACTCGATTTTATCGAATCGCTTGTCCATGTCGTTCTTAAAGAAATCAAGGTCAGACTTTTTGACATACTTCTCGCTTATGTGCAGCTCAAGTTTACTAATGTCACGTTTCAGTTCTTTGACAGCATCCCAAAGCTGACGAGCAAACCAGCCGCCGATTCCGACCAAGCCGCCTGCGGCGATATTGATTATGATTTGCCAGTCCATTTCGACACCTAGTTTGTTGATTTAATTCAATTTTAGTTTTATTTGGAAGTGCGGTAAATATTTAGTGTGTTGTTTTATTTAAATAATTATTTGATTTAGCCAACCGTCAGCTAATGCTTTTGCTTGGGCACGAAAAGATTGATAATTTTCGTAATCTGTTTTACGAGTAAATTGGTTATTAATCATGGCAATCTCATCGCCAATGTCATGCACCGAACCAATAATTTTTTGAATGATCTGGCTGCGATTATCAAAAATTGAACACAATGCCTCATTTGCTTCCCATTGAGTGCGTGTCTCATCGTCCATTGATGGCACAGATACTTCCTGAATATTCCAGCGTATACGAAATTCTTGACCTGAAACTGCATATACTTCTAATGATTCACCTGAATAAACTTTCATATCGCACCTCTTAATTGTTTAGGAAATTTACTGCGTAATTTTAGTGTATGGTTGCGCCACAATTCGAATTCAGATAGAACGTACCTGCATTAGCGCCATTATTCGCATTACTGCTGACATTGACGACCTGAATAATTTTCATCAAAACTTAACCCCTTTGCTGCATTGCACTATTAAAAAGCGAGCCGCGCGCCAAAATTACGAAAAGCACCCGACGAATCATAAGACGAATCCAGACAGAACGCACCCGCAACAGCGCCATTAAACGCAGAACCGCCGACAAGGACGACCCGATTAGATAACGCTGATGCAAAATGATAATCTGTTATGTAAGTTGTTGAGCCGCCGCTGTTAGTTTTTGGCAACATATACGGGTCTGCTGGTAGCAAATCGCTAATGTAACCAGATGCTGTCGGCAAACTAGAAGTAATTAGCGTCATATTAGTGTTTGTGTTATCAGCAAAATCAGCACAATTGTTTGTCACATGAACATTTCCATTAGCTGTCACATTAACGTTGATGCCATCTGCCCAATTAAATATGTTGCCGTAAAGGTTTTCAATACCACGGTACTTCATAAAGCTCGTACCAGGTTTAGCATTAACACCTGCGCCGCTAGTTGTATTAGTAGAGCTGTTTCCAATACTATTGCCCGCACCTGCAATGGTATGCGGGCTATCGTTTTGATTGCCGCTAGGTGATAAATATGAACCGTTAGTGTTGCCCGCACCTAACAAATTTTGCGAGTAGAACGACTGGTACTCAATCAGGTACAACATCTGCACAGCAGACCACAAAGTAAAATCAACTTGTCTCCATCCTGTGCCACGGTTTGCCGCTAATGTTCTAAACTCGGCACGAGTAAGACCTGTCATTGGATATATACCAGCAACAGAACCTAATTTATCACCTGTCGTTGCGGTAACATTTACGCCAACGCCGTTAGCACCGTCGTTATTATCGTAGTTAAGACCAGAAATATATACTTGAGGCGACGAACTTACATCTAATACGCAAGCATCATAAGCACCATAGTAGCGGTAATCAACCTCTGTGCCATCTTTAATAAATGCAGGGTGAACGTCAAACCCAGATTGTGCTACAGCAGAAACTTTCCAAGTTGTAACCGTTCCAGACCTTTCAATTCGGTAATAAAACTTTGGAATTTCTACCATTACTTGACCATCAGCGCCGCCCAAATCTGACGCAGTACCATCTTCCTTAAATGCCCAATCCGTATCAAGCAAATAATAATTGACAGTTCCGTCATCATTTAATGTGCAGCCACGCATTTTGTCGTGGACGCCAGCAGCAACACGGCTTTGCCCATAAATTGAATTTGGGGTGCTGGTCAGGCTGTTCCAAGAAAACGATTGCACTGTCACTTCATTTTGAAGCAACAACCAATTTGTTGCATCTAAAGATGGATCGGTTGTTCCAGCACCAGCAGTTCGTCTGCGGTATGTCCTGCCGTTAGCTGGGCTATAAACTAAAGCACCAATTGCATACGTTGTTCCAGAAACCCAAAGAGGAGCATTAGTATTAGCAGCGGCAGCTTGAGCATGAAACAATGCGGTTGCTGAAAATTCAGATGCTTGTGTTGCACTAGATGCCGCTTGACTTGCATTAGATGCGGTTGCAGACTCAAGAGAGTTTACATTTGATTCAAGCGCATTGGCTTCGGTTGTGAAAGTATCAAGCGCAGCAACCCAAGCGAATGCTTTAGAATTGAATTCAGCTGTACTGTCGGTTGGCTCTGGTGCTGCTGGCAGTGGAGTGATAGCCATTATATAAGTCCTTCGATCTCAAGTTCGCAATCGGAATGATTAGGGTAACTAATCAATATGTCAAAATTCTTGTAAAAACCAAACAGCGTTGTGGATTCATATTGCGTCGAACCAATCCACAGCACAGGCGTTGCTCGTATTGTACTTAAAGCATTCTGGAAAGAATCAACTTCTTGCCGATTTAAAAACAAATCAAAATTCGCACGTTTCGCAAAAGCTCTTTGCACTAGCACAGTATCGCCAAACTCATTGGTCTCTTTGCGTGAGTAGTCTTGAATGCCTACCCTTGCGCCATACTTGATGCCAATACCAAAGTTCTGCTGCTGACCAATTAGGATCACACCCACCGCCAAATCAGAGCCACCAAGCAATTCAATCTCTAATTCGCAATCAGTATAAGAAGGTAAATCAAGCAAGATAGACTGCGACGGTACGATTTTAGCGCCATAAAACCATTCCCACCACCCCGATGCTAGTGGCAACCCAGTCAAATCAATAACCTTTTCGTAAACAATGCCTGGCGATCCTGTCCCTGGGCTTATCATTCTGACTGTCAATTGATTGGCGCTAATAATATTCAATACAGCAACGCTATTGATTGCCTGCGCTGGTATTAACCTGTAAGTAATATTATTGGCTTGCACTGTCTGAGTTGATACAGATGTATCAAGACAAGCCCAGCGGTTTGTCGGTCCAACCTCAATCCAATACACAGGGCTTGAGAGCATGGTCGGATCGTTGCCCGTATTGCCGGACAGCAGTGACTCGTACACTCGATGAGTGCTAGTCAAAATTACTCTGTCTCCGGCAGCGTAAGTCGTTCCTGCCGACCAAGCAGGATAATCGTTTTCTGGCACGTTCGTTGCTGGTGGTGAACCAGAAACGTCCAGAATGCTGTCCGTAACACTTAAAGGACGGACAATCGTCAAAGCGTTGACATCAGTACTCATGCCGTTGCACCCTCATATCTTTCGGTCGGAATACCGTCGCCATCCCACTGCTCAAGTATCCTTGTCATTCTAGCCTGTAAAGCAACCATTGCCCTAGATTGCGCCCTGTTTTCTTCGCGCAACTGGCGAATTTCGTTAGATGAATCTGCGCTACTAGACATGATGTCACGAGTTTCTGATGCTGTGTAGACCTGACCTGGGCGATTAAAGTTGATAAGTTCAGGACCCTCCTCGCCAACCAGAGCCATGCCACCAGGATAGAATCCGCCTTCAGCAAATTGTCCGGCTGCTTTGGTAAGCATTAAATTTTGTCTGATTTGATCTAATGTCGATTTATCATTGAGCCAATACGCAAGTCCAGAAGCATCAGCTTCACGACCAAGAATATCCCGATACATTTTCTTAATTTCAACTTCACGATATTCAGAACCAAGTTTAATATTGGATTCAATTTGAGAGATGTTTTGCCCTGTTCCTTTCCAATATTGCAACCCAGCAACGTCCACGGTACGTCCAAGCAGTCGCTGATATGTATCATTGACGCTTTGCTCAAAGGAAGTCATTGTTGGCGTTGTTGTGGCTATGGTTGTTGCCGCCGCCGCCTGTTGTTGTGATTGTGTCAGCAGCGCCGCACTAGCAGCCGATTGTGCATTCATTGCTATAGCCAATGCTTGAATGGCAGAGCTAACACTTAAAACTCCAGAATTAACGCCAAGCAAAGCATTAAGCTGCGCTTGCTGACTGGTTAGCTGTGCATTGTAAAAATTACGCTCATTGATTACGTTTTGATCATATTGCTGTTTGGCTTGCTCAAGTTGCAATCTAAGCAGTTCAATTTGCTCATCTGCTTTTTCAATTTGATCTTCTGCGCTATTTGATTGAGTAGCTGCAACATCTGCAAGTATCGTCAACTGATTGGCAAACTGTAAATTTGCCCTTCTCATTTCAAACGCAGAGCCAAACGATTCACCACCCAAACCTGTGCGAGCAGAATTTACTGCTTGACGCAATTCATCTGGATCGGGCAAGTATCCTGTAGCTTGAACATTGCGAACAGCTTGAGCAACAAAAGCCAAACCTTGAGCAGCAACTTGCGCTGGTTGCATTAGTCCAGTAATGTCACGAACTTGATCGCTTAAAAAGTTAAATATTGACCGCAAGCCATTTAATGTTTCTGATGCAACTTGCTTTTGAGTTTGAAGAGTACTTATTTGCTCATTAATATTTTCAGTCAATGAATCAAACTGATTTTTTAAAGACTCAAGAGATGCATTTAATTGGTTCTGAATTGAATCTTCTATTTTTTTGCTTTCTTCTTTAATCGAACTTTCTAAATCGCTTAATGCATTTTCAACCGCAGCGTTCGCGCTATTCATAGCGGATTGAGCGTCTTTTAAAGCATTAATTTGATCAAACAAGGCAAGATTTGATTCATCAATTGCTTTGCGTTCTTCTGCACGGAGATATGTCTCATCGCCAATCAACTTGAAAAGATCGGACGTTAATTGAGTTCTTTGCTGAATAATTGAAGAAGATACTTGTTCCATTGCTTTTTGCAATGTATTGAAAGCTGGAGCAAGTTGCACAAGCGTTGCAAACAACTGATCGTTTCCGGCAGCTTGTACAGTTTCAACCAATTGCCGGAAAGCAGCATTGCTCTCTGGCAAAACAAGACCAAAAGAACTAAATATCTTTGTCAGTTGTTCTGTTTGAAAATTGATTTTTTCTTGTGCGCTGTAAAAGTTTTCATAATAGAAAGTGGTGGTTTTTGCAAAGTTCTCAAGACCACCAAACAAATCGACCAGCTTGGATGCCGCACTAGCGCTTTGCAATGAGACTTCATACAAGTTGTAACCAAGAACCTCAAACGCTTGATTTACGCCTGAAATGCTATTAGCCAAACGCTTCAGAATGTCGGAGGCAGTCTTGTCGCTTGCCGTTGCAAATTCATAAATACTTGGAATTAAGAAATCGACCAGCGATGTTTCCATGTACTTAAAAGCACCGCCAATCTGTTCCTCAATCTGTTCTTTGGTTGCGCCAAGCGTCTCGATAACAATGTCGAGACTGAAGTTGTTGATATTATCAAGCGATGCGCCAAACATCTTAGACATACCAGCAACACTTGCGCTGACAGCTAGTGCCGAATTATTAAAGAAATCAATTGTTTCCTGAGCAACCGCAGTAATTTCCTTGCCTGATCTTGAGCTTCTAAACCAGCCGCCTTTTTGCTCCCACTTTTCAAAGCCAGTGGTGATTGCTCCAGCAGCAGAAAGCGTCAAATCATATCCTGCGCTTGTCGTCTTTTTTGGCGCCATACCAAAAGCACGATTAATAACGCCGCCGATTGCGCCGCCAATTGCAGCGCCGAGTGGACCACCCACAATTGCGCCAATAATAGCGCCGCCTCCGGTCGCCAAATAAGACGAGCCGCCGACCTTATAATCGCCAGAAATCATTTGTCCTGCCATAACACCAGCGCCAATTCCTGCCAAATATTGTGCGGCTAATCCGGCTGTTGCGCTAAATGTACTTATTCCGGCTTCTTGTGCAGCGAGCATTGCTGTTTGCTGAGAAAGCAAACCAGTGCCATAATTTGCCGCAACTTCAAAGGTGGAAGCAATAGTACTAGCCATTGAGCCGATTGCTTCAAATCCGCCAGTAACAAACTGATAAGCAGTTTTTGCCGCACTAGCCAAACCAAGTAAGCCAGAGGCTTGCCCCATTGCGCTGCTACCCGCAGCCGTACCGTCGCCAGCTAAGGCAGCACCAGCAGCGCCGATACCAAGAGCGCCAGCAAAGCCAGTGATAATAGGTTGCAAAATAGGACGCAAGATCATTGTCTTGAACATATTTATCAAGAAGTCTTTTGCATTCATCCCACCACGCATTAGTGCGTCTGTAAGACTCTGACCAATCTGATCGTTTATCTTTTCAACTTGTTTTGCGTATTTTTCTTCGGACTTTAATCTTTCTTTAATAGAATCTTGCTGCGCTTTTTGATCGCGCTTAAGATAATCTACATAAGATTGTTGCTGCATACGCTCCATCATGGCAGCATTAAAGGCATCAAGGTTGTCTCTCCATGCAGCAGAGTTTTCCTCAATGCCTTTGCTTTCCATGTCGCGAATAAACTTTGCTCGTTCGCGCTCTTGAGTATTCATAATTAACAAATCAGTCTCAAATCGATAGTTTTCGATTTGCTTTCTGATTTCTTCGTTTACATCTTTTGTCGTTTTGACAACACCCTTGCCAGTATCAATCTGCTTAAGATAGCCTTCCCAAATCTTATTAACTTGCTCTGCCATTGCAGAATCAATTGCAAGTTTTTGCAATTTAGTTAAGTTCTCAATTTTAAGCAAAGCAACATATTGCTCAACCAAGATATTGATCTGTCCTTGCACTTTTTCTTCAGCGGTCATACCCTCACGCAAGAACGTATTAATTGCGTTAAGGTTTTTCTTCGCTTCAGCTTGCTTGCGACTTTCTTCAGCAAGTTTGGCTTGCGCCATGATTTCATCGTTTATTGAAGAAAGATAAGTCTTTTGATTCTCAATAAGCTGCTGTAGCTGTCGAGCTTCTTCTTCACGCAAGACGTTCATAGTCGGACTATTTTGCAAGTCCTCAAGCTGCTTATTTAAATCAAAATATGTCTTTAGCGCATCATTGTATTCTTGTTGCAAAGTAGGAGCAGATAGTGCCTGACCGAGACTTTCAAACGCTTTCTTGGCGCTAGAAGCTACGGTATCCCATGCGCGAGCAAACGCATTGGTTTGCTCAATCATTTGAGGCGCTCTTTCAGTCATTGTGTTTGAAAGTGCCTCTATCAGGATTCTTGAGGCATCAGCCTTTCTACCCTGCTCGACCAATGCTGTAACTTGTTCGTAAGTGCTGACGGTCAAGAAGTTAAATTGACCATCCAACTCCTCCATCGCCTTGCCTGGGTCTTTTGCCAAGGAAACAAACTTTTCTATAACCTTGTCAACGGACTCGCCAGTTGCTTTGCTCCAACTAAGTGAGGCAGCAGCAATCGCCGTATAAGACTGACCAAGTAGGCTATTAGACGAAATAATCGCATTAAGAGCGCCAGAGGCTTGCTTCTGCGTACCAGTAATTGACGATATTTCTTTAGCCATACTGGATAGCTGTGAAGATGTAAGACCAGCAGAATTTCCAGAAGAAATCAGCAGCCTTTCAAATTCACGCATAATTGAGGCGGCGCTCTCGTAAGCAATATACGTTGCTCCGCCAACCGCAGCCAATCCTGCAATAGCCAATGCTGTAGGCGAAATAAGAGCAGCAACACCACGCAAGACGTTACCAAACCCGCCAAACGAATCTCGCAATTGACCACCCTGCTGGATGGCAACCAAGTACATTGGCATACCGGACGCAAGAGAGGTCACAACGTCAGTAATCTGCGCTGGCAGCATACGCATCGCTTGACGGGTCTGCTTGGCTGACATCTCAACGGATGTAAACGCCTTGCTTGTGTCAAACATTTTATTAATAAATGGAGCAGCCTGATCGGACACGCCAAGTTGAGCCGCTTGATATTGCAGCATTTCTCGACGATTCATTCCAATAGTTTCTGTCTGCTCTTTGAGCATTTGGATATATTTACGTCCGGCAGAAACAGCTTCTGTCTGTCCTGCTTCCCATTGACGTAATTTATCTCTTGCTGCTTGGGTGGCATTTGTTACACCAGCCTGTGAGGCAACCCAATCTAAATAAGCAGCTTTAGTATCTGAAGACAGACGCTGCGCAGAGCGAATAATACTATCAGCAGTTCTGCGCTGAGTTTTGTTTAAATTTTCGCTAGAGACTTCCATTTTGGCAACGGATTCGCCAGTCTCTTTCATGCTTTGTTGGACTTGCTCACCAGCTTGGCGCGTGACATTAGCAAAGTCTTTTAAGGACTTTTTAGAGGCTTCTAAGTCTTGAGGAACAGTTGAGGTTACACCAACCTCAATATTCGCCGCGCCAATTTTTTGATCTGCCATTTATTTAGCCCCTTAAAACATCTTTCACGCGCTTGGCTACGAGTTCTCCGTGTTCTTTATCTATCTCAGGAATCCAAGGAGGCGGTGAGTCATGCTTGTCAGATTGTAGCAATTCTGAGAGGTATTGTCTTGACATTTCTCTTAGACAATTGACCTGCCAGGGGCATAAATCAATGCTCATGTTCTGCTGCCAAGCCCATATTTCTTGATGGCATAAGGGATTCGATCCCATAGGGCTAGACATGACAGGACCAGCAGAAAAAAGATATTCAACCATGTGCATCATTTCACATGGAGGATATATGATTTCTACTAATTCCCTGACAAATCTTCCCTGTCGGGTTTCTTGTTTCTCTTCGTTATCATTTTTAACCTTTGACTTAGGGACGGCATGAAGCCATCCCATGAACCTCACATAAGTGATTAGTTCGTCAAAGGCTTCCCTGTAAAATTTGCTTGATCGCTAATAAAACGATCGACCTGATCTGTGATGAATACTAAAGAACGATCAGAAAATACTGCGCGATAAAGGTCTTCGCCAGTCTGTCCGTCGAGGTTAAAGTTCTCTGATCCGGCAACAACCCGAACCAAGAAATCAACTCTTAACTCTTCCAGTTCTTCTGTTGGAATTGTTTTATTTTTGTACCGCTTAAATTTGCTTGCTAAGGAATCTTGGCGTTTTCGTTCTGCCAATTGATACTGTTTTGAACCAACTCCATAAAGTTCCAGAATAACTGGCATCTTCATATCGTCGTCTAGGTACATCAACTCACCGTCTGGGTCTTGCAGGTGCAAGGTTGCTGTTTCGGTAAGTGCGTACTTTTTAAGAGAGTTCATTTTTTTCCTCATAGCGTTGATACCATAAAAAAGCCAAGAGCAAATCCAATCTTCTTTTTACAGAAGACCGGACTTATTCTTGGCATACATCAGCCTTTTAACTAGGCGGATCATTAGGGTGCTGCAACGTATACTACGCCAACACCCGCATTGGAAGTTGTAATTTCAAGAGTCAAACTTGCTGTCAACATTGTGTCAACACCAGTCATCGACTTCTGGAAACCAATAACTTTCGCTTGGAAGTAGTCAATCGAACCGTCCTGATAGGCTACTTTAAACGAATAATCGTTGTCGCTGTTCAAGGCGGTAATTGCCAAAGTCTGACCAGCATCGTCTTCATCAACGCCAACCGTCAGGACTTTCTGACCTTCGTTAAACGAACCCTTGAATTTCTGAGTTCCACGCGATCCAATGGGGTTGTGCGTGACCACGTTATAAACGCGACCATGCTGACCTGCATCAGTAATTTGACCAATCACGGGCGGGACGGGAGAAGCCGTGAAAACTGCTAAATAACCAGCCGAGTTAAATGTTGCTGGAATACTTGCAGAAATACTAATCGCTGCACCTGCTACGGTTTGAACGCTCATTTTTACCTCCAAATTGCCGTATCACGGCACAATTAATTAAACAACATTATAGTGTATAGAGAAGTCTTGCATACAACCATAAAGACCAACTTCGTCTTCATAGGTTGAAATTGGCTCGTTCAATGAAACAGCTTTAAAGGTTGAAGCATTGTTCAATGCTGATTCTACCAAAATTGCCAAATTACTGCACAGAATTCTTGTTTTTGCATAACAATTTACTTGAATACGATACATTTTAAGCGAATCTGGACGTTGTATATTTGTCCTACCCCTTCCACCAATAACTTGATATGTAACGAATGGAGATGGAGAAGCCTCTGCTAAAACAGAATTTGGCGCAAAATCAGGGAACACCCTATTAGGCGCTGTAGAAATAATCGCTGCTCTAATATCTGTTTCAATCGACATTTGAAGTCACCAAGGATGGATTTGTCATTGCTTCTTTAAATCTTTCTTTTGCTCTGTTTACGACGGCATTTAATACCATGCCCCTGCCATCATCAAAGCTCTGGCGAATAAATGCTTTGCCAGGGATATGCTTTGCTCCACCTTTCAGCGGAATGTAATACTCGTCTTTAACTGCCCTAGAAGCCCATCTGGATGGCGCAGGAGTGCCAATCTTACTAGGTCTAACCAAAGTTACATATTCGCCATTCGGCTTCTTTTTAACTTGGTAATACATCATATGACCATACTCAAGCAAATGCCAATGCGGTGCTTTTACATGGTTTACACCAATGCGATACGATTTAAATATCTTGGTTTCTTTTTCATTGATAAACTTATGATATATCGCATTTAGTATCTTACCTTCTTTATAAGGCGCATAAGCATGCATAAGATCATAAAAAACCAATGCGCCAGCTCTGGCAGAAGATCGCAATACTTTCTCTTCTACAACAGACTCAAGAGTTTTAAGCTGCCTAGAGAAATCTTCATCCAAGGTCATCTTTGCTACGATCGTCATGGAGAACTCCCGTTCAGGACTTCCACAACCAAATCAACATATTTTTTATCATCAACATGAGGCAAGACCGCCTCTATGCGATACAAAACATTTTGATAAGTAACCCTCATTCCTGCATTGACTCCTGCCAAGTAGCGGATTCTCATGCTGGCTTTTACTGTAGAAGTCATCGAATCAGATTTAATTGTTTCTGACCCAGACTTGTGCTTAATGTTCGCCCAAACAGTCGCAAACGTAGACCATGTTTCAAGCTGCTGTCCTGCGCTGTCAAAAGAGGCAGATTGGCTTTGAATAGTAATACGTTTGTTTAAGCGACCAATATCCATTTTACAGACCCATGTTGATGCGATAAGGAGTTAATAAATATGTTGCCGACATTGGACGCTCAAACGATTCTACGCTAGAGACAGATTCCCTATTCTCGTAAAGATTGCCAAGCATTATCAATATTGCTGCTTTTACCGATGAGGGAGTTGGATAAGGATTTGGGCTTTGATTGTCGGTGCATCCTGCCGTAAAAGTTACTGTAATGTCCTTAATAGGAGCATTTTCCTTAAACATCAAAACAGAGGGTCTAGCAAAGTTGTCTACAAAATAATCATTTGCGCTGACTGTTTGGGTAACATCATCTTCATCTTGATATGTAACGCTTGCTACAGAAGTAACAGGGAAAGTCTGCAAGCTAATTTTGTCGTTTGCAACAGTGCCTTGCATTTCGTAGTTGCAACTTGAGATTGTCATGCCTGTATATAACTCAGCATTCTCTCTTGCGGCAGAGATAAACATTTGTACAAGTTCATCATCAGGATGTGCTGGTGGCGATCCAGAAGTATCTAGCCGCAGATGCAATTGCGCTTTTGAAAGCGTGACAGGCTCAGAACTTGGCTGCGTGATTTTGTTTAAATATTTCATGGACGTTCTTCCCATCTTGCTCTAAATATTCCTGCGGCTGTGTTTCCGTCGGTATTAGTCAAACGAATGTAAAACGTGCCAGCGGCAAACCCTTGTGGATAGTCTTCCGATGCTCCGGCAGAAATGGCTTTATTTTCGTTTGCGCCGGAAACCGAAAACAACAAATCAACTACAGTCCCACCAGTGTGTGTCCCGCCTCGATTCATTGTCACTTGTGGCGTATAGCTCGATGCCGTTGACATTGTATTGGTTTTGAATATTGGCAAGGCAGTGGTAAACGTACCGCCCTCAGTGCCGCCAGTTGCAAGTTCTGCCCTTATTTCAGCAAGATATGTCTCAACACTAAATGATTGCAAAATCGTATCTGTCAAAGATACAACTTTAATGACTTGGCTTGCGCCACTTGCAATGCTGAATTCATAATAAGTTCTAGCCTCATGCCCTGAAAAGAATCCGGTCTGACCGACATCGACACGCAAGCGAGAGTATTGACCATTGTCATCAGTCATCAATTTGACCGGAGGGTGCGCCTCAAAGCGCTCGGCAAACGTACCGTCGCCCATATCGACTAAGCGCATATCCTCGTCAAACGGTCCTTTAAATAATTTGTCAGCCATTTATCATTCCAGCCATTATTTTAATAATGCGTTCAGGAGGTATTTTCGCCCAAGCATCGACGCAATGTTGACATTTTAACCTTTTACCGCAACCTAATCCATTTCCGATATAGATATTCTTATGCAACGTATATCCTGTAACCTGTGGAGCAACAAATCCGCCAAATAATACAACTCCATGCAAGCCCAATGCCGCAGCAGTGTGATGAATACCGCCTTCTGGCGCAAGAAACGTCTTAGCCTTGCTCAAAAGTACCGCCATATGCCTTGTCGTTGGGGTATAAATCCATCTTGCGTTAGGCAACAGCTTCGGTCTTAATTCGCCAAATTGAACCCAATCAGCGTCAATCGAGGAAGTGACTTTAGCAAAATTGTCCCAGCCCCAGTCTCTGTTTACGCTTTCTTGCTTGGCTTTTAAGTGGGGTTCTACAACAACAAACTTACCTTCATGTTTATTGGCAAACTCTTCTTCTTGCTCAGAAAAGAATAATTTGGCTGGTTTGGGACGATACGCTTGCCATTCCCATGCCTTACTTTCAACTGATTTAACGTAAGGTCTAGCCCCTGGTGCATTAACAATCTTTGAGTTGTACTTCTCTTTTACAATCTTTGGATTGTTTTCCCACGCCATGTGCCATCTAGGATTGCCGCTTGCATCAGTGATCGCAACAGTGCCTTCTTTAGCCATTGCCTCACCACAAGCCATCAGTTCATCGCCCCAGCCCATTAGAACCTCATCAAGTAGTCGCCAGAAATGATAGTATGCACTTTCATTCCCAGCTTTTGCAGATATTTTACAGCCGCATCGTCTGCATAACCGTACTTTTTACCTTTGCCAGGCTTTTGCTCGACAATGATGACGGGTCGATTACTAATGATAGTCTGTTCAGCGCCACGCAAAACATGCAACTCGTAGCCTTCGCAATCAACTTTAATGAAGTCTACGTCTTTAAACTCGTAGCTATCTAACAAGACAGTTTCTACCGTTTGTAAGGCTTTTTCCTTACGTTTATTAACCATAGGCGCTGTATCGCCACATGATCCATCAGTCGCACACGCCATCACGATTTCTTGGCACTCATCGCTAAGTGCCACATTGTGTAACTTAGCGTCGGGTGCGTTTAGCTTAAAGTATTCGCAATATTCGCTGACAGGCTCAAATGACTGAACACTCTTGAAGTCTAAGCACATGACTCTTGACCACAGACCAAGATTGCCACCAACGTCAATCGCTGTACGGCGGCGATCAATGATTCTTAGACATTCTGAGTATTTGTTGTATTGATAGGTTGGTTTGAAGTCAACGTACTTTTGAGCAGCTTTCATCCAATCTACTAGGTGCGTTTCAGTTTCGGGCAAATAAAGCCCTTCCCATACTTTCATTTTACAACCTCCCAAGTTATGCCAGAACGAATCTCGTCTAGCGTCCACTGATTATCAGCCAATGCCCAAGCCAACTGTTCACGATTGTCCGGCTTCACCGGATTTTCAATTAATGATAGGTCATTTATTCCGAAATTTACAGCTGAAGATTCCGGATTTACCGCAAAACACGGCACACCTTCTAAAACAGCCTGTACGCCAGCCATAGACGAATAAACGACCACAGCCCATGCGTTGACTAGCTGACGACTAAAAAAACGCTCTGTGTCCGATCCTGCGCTTTTGTAGTGGATTCTGATCGGTCTGTCTGTATGCTTTCTTAATGTAGTCATTACATTATTAAGCCAATCTTCTTGAGTTGTGCCATTTAGTAGAAAAAAAGTGTCCGACTGAGGACAAATCAATATCTCACTACCGTTTCGCCAAGGCTTAATGGTTAACCCTAGTTTCTCAAACCTATCTGGCTTGTGGTCGCCGGAGCAATCATGCATTTTTGCATTCTTTGTAACTCGGTAATACTTATCTCGCAAAAAATATGCTTTATCACCATAATACCAAGTGCGTGATTGTTTTTGCGCTTCTTTTAGCAATGAATAAATCTCTGGTAGCCAAAAGCCAGCTACTGCACCAGAGTGCAGCATATTTTGACTTATTGACATTTTGCCTCCGCAACCTTTAGCAAAGGCTCGACAGAAGTCCATTGAGCGAGGGTTGCTCACGACTGCGTATGTAACGGGTATGATGCTTTCGCCCATTCCTGCCGCCATAAGTCTGCGCCTGGAGCGTTTGCATAATGTTTAAAGCCAGGTATCCCTGCTGTCCAGTGCAATATCTTTGCTCCCTCAACGGGCTGATCTTCATCCACTAACCTATTCCATGCATTAGGGATTTCCCCAATCTCTTCTCTAGTAAGAAATTGGAATTGCAATAAATCCAACATCTTCCATGTAGCTATTGCTTTTGGAGTCATTGATCGCCATGCTGGATGTTCGCAGTCAATAAGCATTAGACTTGCCCAGTTCTTGCGATCATATGCAGCATTTGGGCTTTCCATCTCAGTGCCGACATATTTAACTTTATGCTTTGTCTGATATGCGTGTTTAACGACTCTGACCGCCTCTGTCTGCTCTTTCATTATCTCTTGCAGTTCAGCGACATCGCCTAAGCAAATCATATCTGAAGCATCAGCAAAGATAGCCTTGCCTTTAAACTTCATCAGATACGGCACAAGAAATCGACTAAGCGTAAATGTGTTTGTGCCTTGCTTTAGACCGTTGTTACTTAGCGCAACGAAAGCAACAGGAATACTACTGTGGCAAAGGACGCTATTGCAAAAAATATGAAATCCGGCAGCTTCACGTTTATCGTACCCACAAAAAATGGTTAACATGATCGCAAATCCTCAAGCGGCGCAATACGAAAGGCAGTTAAGGCTGTAGAGCGAGTGCAGTTTATAACCTCTACGCCTTGAGTCTTTAAATCATACGCAAGTTGTACAAAGTTTTTGCACCAACGAGACATGACTTCGTTGGTCGGTCCTTGACCCTGTTTGTGGTATGGATGGTTGCCAAAGAAATGAACCTTACCTGCGTCTGTTTTCATGTCAAACCCAAGCAAAACAATCTTGGCTGCTCCCATCAAATAAGCGAGATTAATCGCTTGGTAGCCGCTATTGTTTCCAAAATGTAGTCTGTTCATGCCCAAACCTGGCAAGGACACACCTTCCACATGATGTAAGTTGTATTTTTTAGCTGACTTGGCATCTTGAGTATATAACTTGCCAGAAAAATCACTTTTAATTTCGCCAACATATAAATCCCACCAATGTGAATCGCAAGCGTACATTAAATCGGCGCTTGGCAACCATCGCCAAGCATCCTTAATAGCAATTATTCGCTGTTCTTCTTGCGCCGCCCACGACGAAACAGTGTCGCAGTCTCTTCTTGTGAGACTTGATCCTGTTGCGACGACATAGACGGTTCGTCCCCACCAAGGCTTGCCGCTTCGATCTTGGGGGTTTGTTTGACTACCGCCACCGGAGGGTTTAGATAATCAACCAATTCTAAAAGAACAAGATGTTCAGCAACATCTTTAGGGAGTCTGATGCGTTGTTTGCGCGATACCGACCCAATCCGAGAATCGGAAAAATGAGTTCGGGCAACTACTTCAATCAGTTCCATTTTCTTCCTCGTTGTTTTCTTCCCATTGATATGAGCAGAAAGCTAGTCGCTGGTCAGTCTCCGGAAAGTCTTGGACAGCTTCATCATCGCTCATACATCTAGCAATGAAATTGCGCCAAGTTTCGCCGGAGACTGGTTTAGGCATTTATTAGAACGAGCCGCTGATAAAGGCAGCAGGACGGTAGACAGTCAGAGCAAGACGCTCTTCAGCCAACAAGGTAGCCATGTTCTTCTTGAAGTTGTCGCCATCTTCAAAGGAGATTTGCACAGCTGCGTCCATACGATCCCAGACCTGAGCGCCCATTGCGAAAGCGCCAACCAAGAACGTGCCAGCAGTGATGCTGTTCGTAGGAATGACACGCTTGCCCCAAATCTGAGGACCAGCCATCGCCACAGGGTTAGACCAAACGTACTGGTTGTCAGTCGCCTTGAGCAACTCAATCGCTTCCCAATCAGCAGGGTTCAGAACGATTGTGTCTGCCATGAACTCAGACAATTGAGCCTGAGTAATAGCACGACGCAGAGCATCAAGTTTGCTGTCGCCAGTCACTGCGCGGTTGTAAGCTGTGAAGTTACCAGATTTCAAGATACCGCCGATGTTGCCAGAAGTGCCGTTACCGTTCAAAAGCTGATCTTCTTCTTCCAGCTTCAGACCGTAAACGAGACGGCTGTTGACATACGACTCAAGCTGAGGCGCATCATCCAACACCTGACGAGACACAGGGATAAAGTGAGCCAAAGTCACAACAGGCGAATTAGCCAATGTGAAAGTGATAGCCGACTCAGGCTTAGTCACGTTCTCAAAGCTAGGGCTGTTGTACTGAGGATTAGCGTTATTTGTGTACACGTTTTCGCGAGTAAACTCGACCAGATTGGAAGATGTACGACCAACTGGAAGTGCGTCACGAATCGTAAGGATACGATTTGGGTTGTTGATAATGCCAACAAGACGGTCAGAAGGAACGAGTGGCTGGTTTTGACCAGTTGCGTTCACGATTGCAGCCTTGAGTTCAACGCGAGCAAACTTGGAACGACCTTCTGCCATTGCTTTGAAGCTGTCTGATTTTGTCAGCAACTCGCCTGGGGTGTCATCCTGTGCCTTATGAGCAGAGTCAAAACCTTCAGCAACACGGCGCTCGATTTCCAAGCACTTCTCGGTCAACTCAGCAGACTTGTCTGCAAGTTTTTCCAAAGCATTTTTGGTTTCAACGGAAGTGCTGCGAGCAACTTCGATTTCGCCATTGGCTTTTTCCATCCAACCCTTCAACTCGCGGGTGGTGTTTAGCAGATTGCCTTGCACTTCGGCAAGGGCTTTGATCTCATTAATGTCGCTCATAATTTAATTCCTTAAAGTGATTTAGAAAGTAATACTTGCAAAGCAATTTGACGCTGCAATTCAGCATCTAGCTTTAACGCATTTGGCAAAGTCTCAGTTTCGTCATCACCCAGATGAGCAAATATCGTTCGCGCTGTTTTTGCCGTTTCACGCGCCAACGAGTTTGAAAAGCCAGCTACTTCCCGTAGGAACTTTTCAAAATCTCTTACTGTGCCTATATTATCCAACGCGCTCTTGACTGTTGTCAAATCAACTCGCGCATTGTCATCGGCTGGATAGGTGACAATTGAAACTTCAGGCAATTCCTTGATTGATTTGATAATGCGTAATTGCTCATTTTCTTTTTCAACCATTTCGTAATCGCCAATCATAAAGCCAATCGACAGACCATCAACTGTACCATGCTGCATGGCGGCTTTAATAACGTCTGCTTGTGGATTGCCTTTTGTAAATTCGCCTTCCATGTAAAGACCTTTTTTATCTTCTTCTATGTAAGTCCATTTACCAATGGGAATGTCATACGAACGATGATTGACAAACATTTTAGGCATTTGTGCATCGCCTTTCTGAATGCGGTCAATAATCTCTTTGTATGCACCAGCCATCATCGTGTCGTTATAAGAATCAACGCCACCGAACACGCTTGCATAGCCTTTAAATCCGCCAGAGGCAACAAATTTAAGTTCCATCTCACTAAGCGATATATTTTTACAAGAAATCATTTTGTCACCTTTATCTTGAATCTTTGCCCATTCTTTGTCTGCCCATGACTTGCCAGGGTCGCCGCCCCACAAAGCCCATGCTATGCGACCCGCACTTGGATAGCCATCCTCACTTGGCGACCATCCTTGGGCTTCTTTATCCACCGCATGACGAGCAAAATAAGAAACCATCCTGCCAATAGTTTCATCCGACAAATTAACTTTGTTAGAAATATCTCTCGCTCTGGCAACACCAACTGCCGTACCTCCGCGATTATATTCCTCTCGCCAAGCTAACCCGCGTTTTGCTTCTGCCGCCATCGAATCGGTTGGAATAGGCATTATCAAGCCGCCATTAAAAGTAAAAATTCTTCGTCGCTTATTGAAAGAACTCCATTCGCTAAAATTGTCGGTATTTGTGCAGATAATCCAACATTTTGTAATGCAACTCTTACAGAAAGCGACATAACGCCAATAGCTTTGACGTTTCCTGTTGATATTTTAGTCTGAATTCCGGTTAATTTTACATTTCCCGACTTAAATTGATTGGCAGAATATCGTTTTGGGTTGCCAGAAAGACGAATGATCTCGTCATCAAGTACATTTGTACTCACATTCCCAACAAAAGAGACGAGCGCCACGCCTGTAATTTCTACGCTTGCATTGACTTGATCGGTAACTGATACAACAATTTCGCCAAGTTCGGCAGTCAAATCCTGACCGACAAGCGACTGATTGCCATCTGCAACCGCATCAATTTCGGCAATTGATGAGTTTAATTCATTGCCGACTAGCTCTAATAAGCTATCGCCTACCGCTTCGATTGTTTCGATTACAGCTTCGGATTGCAACCCTTCTGGCTGAGTCAGCGCACTAGCCGAGAAGTCTAGGTTGCGCTCATAGTAAAAATCAAACCATGCCGAATCATCTGGCAACAGCAGATTGCTTGCTGTTGTAGATACGTTACTACAAACAGCATTTGCATTGGCAGTAGCGTCAATACTCTCAACTTCACTTGTAGTCACAACAGCACTACATTCTGTATTGCCTAATGCGGAAAAGTCTAGGTTTCTTTCGTAGTACCAATCAAACCAAGTCGAGGTATCTGGCAGCGGTAAATTACTCGCTGTTAACTCTATACCACTTAGTGTGATAGTCGCATTCATCCAATACGAATCAATGCTGTTGCACCAGCCGCAGGTAAGTCAACGGTAAACGTACCGCTGGTGCTAGTGATGTTGCCGCCAAAGTCAAAAGCTGCAACTGCTTTGTTTGACTTGCTAGAGTTATAGATCAAGCACCCACGCGCTGTGATGGTGGCGTTCGCCCAACTTGCGTCCGAAAACGTAAGGTAAGCCACTCCATCAGCTAAACCAGTGCTAAAACCTGCTAGTGTTACGCCTCCTGCTGTATAACCAGCGCCAACAATCTCATTGGTTGTCGCATACGCTGTGGTGGCTGCGCCAAGTGTTGCCGCATCCGTAAACAAAGCAATCTTGTAAGTATCCGCCGCAGCGTGAACACCATCTAAGATTTCTTTTTTGTAACTATTGCAAACAGCAGTTGTAATCGCCATGTTATGCCTCGTTTGATTCAGCGCCGATCAGGTTTCCATTGTCATCCCTGATTAACTTAATATTCTTGGTGGACTTGCTTTGATCTTTGGTTACATCCATGTTTAGCTTTAACTCTGGCATTTCAAACTGAATGTTTGGTGTGACCGAAACGCTAAGGTTATCTGACTTCGTGCTTAGATCAGCCAATCGTTGAGCAAGCATTTGTTGCGTTTGCGCCATTTTTTCAATTGTCTGAATATTTTGCGTGGACTGACCAAGCGTAGCAATCGGAGCAAGGTTGACCTGAGCTGTAAGAATGTCTGCGCCTTTGATTGGCGGGAGATTCTCAAGCTGTCTCCACTCGTTTCTGGTCATCAAGCCGTTTTGAACAGCTTGAGCGCCGATCTCCAATCGATCCTTGAGCGATCCACGCAAGATGGCATCCAGACTAAACTCAACCGTATATCTGCGGCGCTGTCCTGCTGTTAAAACTCGCTTCTCTAGCACTTGCTCCAATGACTCAAGCATTGGGCGCAAACGGAACTTGTAAAAGCCTTGAATCAGGTGGTCAATGCCTGTACCCCAGGTCGTTGTCTTCTCGGTGTCGTTAATCATTGCGCCAGGTATACCAAACCATCGCGCAATATCCTCTACCGAATACTTGCGAGTCTCCAACAACTGAATATCTGCCGGAGTCATCGACAAAGGCTCAAACTTAGCGCCAGCTTCCAAAACGAGCAGATCATCGTTGTTTCCCTCGACCAAACCTCGGTAATTCTGTCTAATGGCTGCTCGTTGCTCTTCAGTCAGCAATCGATCAATCATAAACACGCCTGGTCGCTTGGCGCTCTTCTTGAACACGCTTGCCGTATGGTTTTGCGCTCCAATCGCCACATTGACCGACGAGCGCATATAATCAAGCCGAGACATACCAACAATCCCATTGCCCTTGTCTCGCCAGTGCAGAATGGAGTCAGGTGAGTAAACCGCAACCTGACCTTCGTAGTAATACTTGTAAATAATCGACTGTGGCTTATCTCTTAGCACTTCGACCTCAACTTGGTCTGAAGCCAGAGGTGTCATAGAAATCACTTCACCCGCAGAATTTCTATTTAACTTCGCATATGCATTTCCGCGCAAAAGGTAGTTCAATGTCAAGTATTGCCAAAATTCCATTGGCGTATGCATTGTGTTTGGACTTTCGTGAAGCAACATCCAAAGCGGAGTGCCTCGCGCTAATTTCTTGTGTCCATCCTCACCAGGCTCGCGCTCGTAGACAAAGATTGGAAGAGATGCAATGTTATCCGACAGAAGTTCAACAGCAGCCCAGACAGCAGAAACCTGAAGCGCCCCATCAATCCCATAATCAGGCGTTGTTTCGTAAACCTTGGTAAATGGCTCGGTATACTGAATACCCTCTTGTTGACCTGTTGAGCCAACATTGCCAAAAAAGCGCCTGATTGATTGAAATAATGTAGCCACGGTTTATTCCTTAATGTCTCAATGCAATCGGGTTACTCAAAAAACCATCCCAATCGCCATCATCTTGTTCCACAAGGTTTGCCGCATGAAATGCCATCGCTAACGCAACTAACCCGTCTATCCGTCCGGTTGACTTTGCTTTGTCTAGTTTTCTATTTCCAGATTGATCTTTAATTACAATTGAATTTGCAGCGCACATAGTTAAAACAGGATGCATTCCATGACGCAACCTGCCGTTTAACAACTCTGACTCAAGCGTATCTATGGCTGGAGACATATCCTTGTACCCCTGACCACACTCAACCAATGGTAATTCTACTCCAATCTTACCAAATTCTTTCTTTAATATATCCATTCGCCAACGGTCATAGGCTATTTTTTGCACATTTAGACCTTCAATCAGACTAACAATCTCGTTTGATACATATTCGTAATCGACGGTTGCCCCTGGGGTCACGTGCAGGTATCCTTCATTAACCCAAATGTCGTAAGGGGTTCTATCTCGCTTGGCGCGATCAATTAACCCCATTTTTGGTGTCCAGAAGTGCGGCTCGACGTTCCATTTGCCATGAGTCTTATAAATCATCACAAAAGCAGTCAAGTCGGCGCGAGACGAAAGGTCAAGACCAACATAAACCATATTGTCCTCGACCTTCTCTGGTCGCTCACCGCAAGATTTCCAAATCGACCCAGAGATGAAAGGAGAGAATGTCTCGACCCTTTGGTTGGCAATCAGGTTGCGAAAGCTGGCTTCTCGGCTCGGCATCCGCTTTGCTTCCTCCATTTGGCGCAAAACTTCCTCATGGTTCATCAAATGCCAGTTCGGTTGGGCTTTTTTAATCTCTTCTGGGTCAAATGGGTCTTTATCATCAGGTACGGCATACAAAACGCACTTGACACGAACATCGTTTGATTTGAGTGCGTCATCGATCAAAATTGACAATAAATCGTCAGGATTGGCTGCTTGAGTGGAAATAACGATGGAAAGTGGTCTTTCTTGGGCTGCGGAGGCTGTTTCTAGGGCTTCGTAGAGGTCAAAGCGTGGTCCTCTGACCTGACCCAGTTCATCATGCACCACCAACGAGGGAGACAACCCCATCGCCGTAGACGCATCCGCCGACAACGCCTTGTAAACCGTACCGAGCGCCGGACACACAATCTGCTTTGCGCTGTCCTTGACCGTCACATACTCAGAGATGGTCTGAGACATCCTGACCATTTTGGCTGCGAGGGAGTGCAGGATCGATGCTTGGTCGCGAGATTGGGCTGCGGAGTAGAGTTGACCACTTTGTACGGCCTCTGGTCCAACCAAGTGCAAAAGCAAAATCATCGCCGACCACGCCGTTTTTCCGTTCTTACGAGGTAAAGAGCAGATAAATGTTCTGGTGGGTGATCCGTAGATCATTTCCATCCAATCTCGCTGTGCTACAGACAACTTAACTGGTTGTCCGACAAGTCTGCCTTCCGGCACTCTAAGGTGAGTCTCAATCCACTCTATGTTCCTTATCGCTCTGGCAGATAGTTTTTTTGACCCCTTCTTCATGCTTCCCACGGCTTTTTGGATTTCTTGTCATTTACAAGCTGACGACCAACAGTCAATTCATGCACTGCTTGTCTAGTAATCCGCAACCGAGTTGCCAAGGAGGATGACGCACGAACTTCTCGCTCATGCATCGCCAAAAGTTTGTCGTACCGTTTTAACCCTTCGTCATCGGCAATCCATGCGCGATCAAAGTTTGAGATTTCGTCTGCTAGCACTCGACCCTGCACAACATGGCGGCAGTAACCTTCCATCAGCGGCATATGCGTTGGGCTAAATGCGGCGGCTGGTTGATCGTTAACCACTTGCAGCCAGACCTCACGTTCGGCATCGCTAATATGCACAGGCGGCATCAGGCGATTTTCAGGGGAAATCTCGCGGGGAAGCAAAGTAGCCAGTTCAGCGGCAGACTTTTTTCCAGTTTTCATTTAGTTTTGCTCCTTTTTCTCATTATATGCTCGTTTTTCGCCCACAGAAAGCGAAGGAAGAGTAGCACAGTCGGTTCTACC